AACTGGGTTTATACCTATAGAATGAAAGGTCTCTACAAAACCTGCTCACGTTGTAATCAAACCAAGCTGGCACACAGACGCTACTTTGGTACCAATCAAGCTGCTAAATACGGCTTTTACTCGGTATGCAAAGAGTGTCGCAATAAAAAAACAGATTTAACTCCAGTAAAATTAACTCTATACAGAGGCGAGGAAAACAATGTCTAGATATATTATTGATACAAATATTTTAATGGGCGTTGAAAACTTCGAGAAGCTATTGAATCACCTAGGTGGCGCCCAATCAGAAGTATATATTCTATATGAAGTACTAAAAGAACTAGACAACAATAAATGGAAAGATGGCGACAAATCATTTAAAGCTCGCCAAGGAATCCGACACATAGAACAATTTCAAGACCAACTACACTTTGTACGTTCCAAAAGCGATGCTCGAGATGTTGACGATCAAATCATTGACGCAGCTAACCTGTACTCCGCAATCATAGTCTCCAATGATATAGGTATGACTCTAAAAGCTCGTGCCCTAGAGGTACCTTGTATGCACTATAAAGAGTATGCTCCAATGAAGCGAGGCTGGACTACAGATCTTGATGCGGCCCGCACAGGCGACTATATTATTCAGCGAGATGATGAAGGCCGATTTGTCGAACAGATTTTGAGACGAGATGCTAGTGGAGGCTTACGCCCAGTGCGCGAGATCAAACCTAAAAGCTCATACTTTCCAGTCATCAAACCACTAGACGAATATCAGATATGCGCCCTCGACTCACTCAAAAACGACGACATCACAGTGCTCACAGGTCATGCGGGAACGGGCAAGACTTTATTATCACTCTCCTGGGCTCTTTCCGAGATACAATCGGGGCATCGACGTAGATTGGTGATTTTCGTTAATCCTACCAAGGTGCGCGGATCAGAAGAACTGGGCTTTTACTCGGGGGATCGCATAGATAAGTTGTTACAAAACTCGATTGGTGCGGTACTGAGCTCAAAACTAGGCGATTCACTAGTAGTAGATATGCTTTTACAGCAAAATCGACTAGAAATCTTTCCAGTTTCAGATATTCGAGGCTACGAACTACATCGAGACGACATTCTATACATCACAGAAGCTCAAAATTTAACCACAGACCTAGTAAAACTAGTAGTTCAACGCTGCTCAGAGGGTTCAAAGGTGATTTTAGAGGGAGATCCTGAAACTCAGCTGGATTCCTGGGCTTTTGAAGGCAAAAATAACGGCTTACGCAGAATTGTCGAGATATTTAGCGGATTTTCAGGCTTTGGACATGTCTATCTACCTATAATTCGCAGGTCTCGCATAGCCGAAAAGGCAGAGGAGCTATAAAATGTACTGTAATAAGTGTGTAAGAGAGATGAATGAGGAGAATTTTTACCTCGATAAGACTGGCGAGCACATGAAAACCTGTAAAAAGTGTGTGACAATGCACGTAAATGTGCACGAACCTAGCACTTTTTACCATATTTTGAAGGATGTTGATGTGCCGTTTATGCCCTCTGAGTGGGATAATCTGGTCACAAGATATGGCGGGGATCCTAAAAAGACTAAAGGATCCTCTATTCTGGGAAGATATCTAGCAAAAATGAAATTGGCTCAATACACTCACTACAGATGGAGCGATACAGATCGACTAGTAGAAGAACATAATGAGCGATTGCGCAAACTTAAGGTGCTAGAAGAAGAGCAGCGCACTCAATACAGCCGAGCAACAGGGCTAGACCCTTCAGATGAAGAGTATGATCCATCATCACGCTATGATTTTGGATCTACTATGACTCGACTAGAAAAAGATCGCATGATAGCTAAATGGGGCAGACTGTATAAAGAAGATGAATGGGTTCAACTAGAATCTTTCTATAATCAAATGCACGAAACCTATGATATCAGAGGAGCTAGTCATGAGGATTATCTCAAAATGATTTGCAAGACCTCTTTAAAAATGAATCAGGCTATCGACACAGGAGATATTGACGGCTTTTCTAAACTGAGCAAAAACTACGATCAGATGATGCGCTCAGCTAAGTTTACCGCAGTTCAAAATAAGACAGAAGAAGAAGCATTCATCAGCTCTATCGGCGAAATGGTTCGACTATGTGAATCTGAGGGATTCATTCCCCGCTACCACGACGAAGAAAATGATGACATAGTTGACTTAACCATAAAAGACATCACGGCCTATCTTGATCGACTAGTCAAAACCGAATTGAATTTGGGCTCGCTCATAGAATCTACCATTAAACAAATGGAATTGCAGAGTACAGAAGATGATGATGCTGTAACAGCCGAAGAACTAGAAGATGACGACTTCCTAGAGCTTTCAGATTTAATTGATGAAGGAGAGATTCTAGATGATGGATCAAATAATTCTTAATGAAGATAGGGCCCGCAAGCAGGTCCCAGTTTTCAGACAGTGGATCAGCTATTGGCGAGAGTATCCAGATATTTTTGTCGATATGCTCACCCCACCAGATTCAACATTTAAACTCTTCTTCTATCAACGAATATTTTTACGAGTAGCAGTTCGCTACAAATATGTATACTGCACATTCACCCGAGCCTTTTCAAAATCCTTTCTCTCAGTAATGGCTCTGATGATACGATGTGTGCTATTTCCAGGAGCCAAGCTATTTATTGCCTCGGGTGGTAAAGAGCAGGCAGCTAATATCGCTAAAGAAAAGATCGAGGAGATTCTAGAATTACTTCCTCCTCTTAATGCCGAGATAGATTGGCGTCCAGGCAAAACACAGTTCGCTAAAGACTATGTCAGACTGCAATTCAAAAATGGTTCACGCCTGGATATTGTTGCAGTTCGAGAAAGTACTCGTGGAGGAAGAAGACATGGCGGCCTCATAGAAGAAGTCATCTTAGTTGATGGCGATAAGCTCAATCAAGTTATTCTACCTCTAATGAATGTAAGTAGGCGTGCAGCAAATGGCGATGTAGATCCTGCAGAAAGTCTTAATAAAAGTCAAATCTATGTGACCACCGCAGGATTTAGAGATTCATTCGCCTATCAAAAACAACTTCAACTTCTCCTCTGGCAGATAATGCGCCCAGGAACAGCATTTGTATTTGGTGGAACTTGGCGAATTCCAGTCAAGCATAATCTATTAGATCGAGGATTTGTCAGAGACATGCGGCAAGATGGTACTTTTAATGAGGCCAGCTTTGAGCGAGAATATGAATCTATGTGGTCGGGAACTATGGATGATGCATTCTTTAATGCCGATCAATTTGATAAATATAGAGTGCTGAATCAGCCTGAGACTGAACATGCTAATCGAGGCAGCGTAGGTCACTATTATGTATTTGGAATAGACGTAGGTCGACAGGGAGCTCAAACTGCTATCATGATTTTTAAAGTCAATCCACAGCCACAGGGAGTAGCTCTTAAATCTTTGTCTAATATCTTTACAATTGAAAGTGAGCACTTTGAGGATCAAGCTATTGCAATTAAAAAACTATACTATAAATTCTATCCTAAAGCTATTGCGGTTGATGCCAATGGTCTTGGAGCGGGTCTAGTGGATTATCTTGTTACTAGAAATGCAGATAAAAAGACAGGTGAACAATTGCCTCCATTTGGAGTTATCAATGATGAGCGTGGAGATTTCAAAAAGTATTATTCAGGAGACTCTTCTACAGAAGGCAATATATTATATTTAATTAAGGCTAATGCCGATATCAATAATGAAGCTCATGTTAATGTAGTAACGCAAATTAGTTCGGGCAAGGTGAGATTTTTAATAGATGAAAGAACAGCTAAAGCCAAGCTACTAGCTACCAAAATGGGTAAAGATATGTTGCCCGAAGTTCGTTCAGAGTATTTGCGTCCGTTTGTATTGACTTCTATATTAAAAGAAGAAATGATGAATCTCCGAGAAAAACGTGATGGTAAAAACGTAGTCTTAGAAAAAGCTAATTCTAGAGTACCAAAAGATAAATTCTCAGCTTTTGAATATGGTCTATATTATATAAAAATGCTTGAAGATAACGATAAGAAGAAGAAGGGAAAATTTAGAGCTTCTGACTTCGTATTTTTTAGTTAATTAGGGAGGAAAAAGCATGGAACCAAGTGATGTTTTTTTAGATGATCGAGCAATAGACGAATATGTTTATAATGGACTACTAGCTCGTGGATATGCTCCTGGTATAGAGGAAGCTCAAGCTATTACTGATATTTTCTTGGAGTTAATGATCGGCTTAGGGATTGCCCTTTCCGAAGATGGGGCTGAAGAAAAATGAATTTAGGAGCTTTTAAAGCTCCCATGTCAAGAGGAGAAATCAAGGTTAAAGAAATATTAGAACAGGCAGGGCTTCTCTTTGAGCAACAGTATATTTTCCCAGACTTAACTACTAGCTCGGGAAAGCCTCTGCGTTTTGACTTTGCAGTATTTGATGATGATGGAGAGTTAGATTTCGTAATAGAATATAATGGCGAGCAACACTATACCGCAGTTGATGCTTATGGTGGGGGAAAGAAGTTGGCTCAACAAAAATATAATGATACACAAAAGCTGAGATATTGCGCAAGAAAAAGTATTCCATTAGTAATAATACCATATTACGACTATGAAATTCTAGACTTAAATTATATATTTCAAAAAGCAGGTATTTAAAAGATGGGATATAGTGGTTAATCCTATATCCCTTTTCTACATATACAGATAGGGGAGGTGTTTGTCATAATAAAGCGTAACCTACATTCCGATTTTCAAAGAACTGAAAGAGTTAAAGAGCTAACATCTAATGAATTAAACTATGCATATAGAAGTCGAGACAATGCCATGGATAATTATGCTCCAAGTATTGGCGATTATAGGTCAATGGGAAGAACTATTTATACAAAAAGAGTAATTGTTAAAGCAATAGAAGAAAGACAGATAGGTCACATCAGATCTATTAGTAGACACTTTTTTGCTGTGAGCGGTATATATTCTCGAGCTTGTCGATATATGGCTTATTTGCCTACATATGATTATATGTTGACTCCACAAATTGTTCGTCCACTAGCTAAAAATCAAGTGCTTGAAGACTTTAACCATGCATTGAGATTCTTAGATGGTATGAACTTAAAAACTCGATTGCCCGAAATAAGTTTACAAGTCTTAATTGATGGAGCTTATTATGGATACCTAAGAAACTATGGAAATCAATCTGTAATACAAGATCTACCAATAGAATACTGTAGAAGTATGTATCGTGTCAACAATATTCCTGTTGTAGAGTTTAATCTTGATTACTTTGATATACACTTTAAAACAAAAGAAGGTAAGGCAGCTGCATTAAAAGCTATGCCATCCGAAATATCAGAAGAGTATATGAGGTCTAAAGCTAATCCAGGCTCGATTGCAACATCAGCCTATGGTGGCCGCTGGGTGCTATTAGATCCATCAAGAGCAATAAAATTTACTCTAAATAAAGATGACTCTCCTTTGTTTTCAAGTGCGATTCCTAGTATTATTGATCTTGATGATCTTCAAGGAATTCAAAAGAAAAAAGCTGAATCACAGTTATTAAAAATCATGGTTCAAAAAATTCCATTGGACAAAAATGGCGAGTTTATTTTTGACATGGAAGAAGCTAAGGCTATGCATGTTAATGCTGTTCGTATGATGTCTAGGGCTGTAAACGTAGATGTATTAACTACTTTTGCAGATTCCGAGCTTTTAGATCTAGAAGAAAAGCGAGCTGGCCAAACTATAGAAATAGAAAACTGGGAAAAATCAACCTTTAACGATATGGGTATTTCTCAACAACTATTTGCAACAGATGGCAATCTTGCGCTGGAAAAATCAATTGCAAATGATGAATCAATTATATTGCACCTAGTTTCTCAATATCAAGACTGGATTAACGTACAAACTAGAAATAGATTTTCTCAAAATTCTTACTACTATACTTTTGATGTGTGGTTTCCAAGATTGACTCAACATAATAGAGCTGACATGGCAAGACTCTACAAAGAGCAAGCTGCTTTGGGTTATTCTAAAACATTGCCTGCACTGGCTTTAGGTCAAAGCCAATCAAACTTCTTATCCACTCTATTGTTTGAAGATGAATACTTGAATTTAGGTTCAATTATGGAGCCTGTTAAAATGTCTTCTACTCAATCTGGCAAATCAGAAGCTGGGCGTCCAGAAAAAGCACAAGATCAAAAAAGTGATAAGACTCTAGCTAATGAAGCAGCAGGAGGTTAAAAAGTGGCTAATAAAAGTATATCGTTAAATTTACCAGTCGAGTTTATTGAAGTCGAGCAGATCAATCCTTTAATCACAAAGACTACTGTAAAAGTAATGTATCCAGGAAAAAATAGAAATGGATCTTTTATCTCGAGAGAATCAGCCGAGCGTATGGCTAATTCGCTTGCTAATATTCCTATTGTTGGAGAATGGAATGAGCAGCTTGATGACTTTAAAGGTCATGGCGAAGATATGGGTCATGATGGCAATGGTCGAGTTATTATGAGCAAGCGCACTCGTCCTATTGGAGTAGTTCCATCTGATACTAAAATATGGTGGGAAAAGTTTTTAGATAATGAGCAAGTTGAGCGAGAGTATTTATGCTGTGAAGCTTATATCTGGACAGATCGCTATCCAGAATCACAAAAAATCTTTAGAGATGGTGTAAATAATCAATCTATGGAGCTTGACCCCAATACTATAAAAGGAACTTGGGCACAGTTAGAGAATCAGGGCCCAGAATATTTTATAATAGAAGAAGCTCTTTTCACTGCTCTTTGCGTATTAGGCGAAGATGTCGAGCCATGTTTTGAAGGAGCATCCATAAGCCCACTATTCCATTCACTGATTCAGAACGAAAAAGAAACTGTGAATACTGAGATGGCCTTATTGCGAGCTGAATTGGCAGAGGCGCTAAGTGAGCATGCAAAAGAGAAAATGACTAATTTTCCGCAAATGGGAGATAATTTAGCTATTACGATGAGAAATTCTAAATGGCAAACTTTTGATCCAGAATTTGCAGAAATGATTAAAAACGACCACCCAGACGTTTGGAGATTAGGCGGAAACATAAGAGGAAATAGTCAATACAGAAAATTGAGTGAGGCCCTAGGTCAAAGCTCAGAAGATCTTTCAGACAACCTCAAAGACGCAGTTAAATTAAGAGAAGCATGGGTGGCTCGTCATTTTAAAGATTTTAGAATTGCAGGAGTCATAGCTCAAATTAAGTGGCTGGCTGTTGGTTCTAGAGGCGAAGCTTACATGAAAGATCTTGTAAGAGAAGAAATTAAGCGTAGAAAATCTAGAAATGAACTATCGGAACAAAACAGTTCCATAGACCAATCTGATTTTGCAAACAAATTAGAAAAGCTCATTTCTGTAAATGATAAATTGGTTAAAACTAGTAATTTTAGCCAGAAGGAGGAAAGCGAGTCGATGGATGTAGAATACCAAGATATCAATGAAGAATTTGCAGGCATGGTAGTCGAAGAAGAAACTCCAATAGTAGAAATTGAAGATGAAACTGCCGAAGAAGAAATGGATTTAAAAGATCTTGTTACTGAAATTGTAAAAGAAGTTATGGCTTCAATGAAGACAGAAATGGAAGCACAAGATCCAGAAGAAACAGAAGAAGTAGTAGAAGCTGCTGAGACTGAGGTTGAACAAGCTCCTGATTTTGCTGATGAAAAACAAGTTTATGAAACAAAAATTGCTGAGCTTACAGAAAAATTAAAAGCTTATGAAAGCAAAGAAAAATCAGCAATGATGGAAAAATTTGCTATGTTAGATTCGGCATTCTTAGAAGAGGTTAAAGCTTCGCTTGACTCTTATACGATTGACCAATTAGAAGCGAAACTATCTGTTGAGGCTGTTCGTTCTGGTTTAATTTTTAAATCCCAGAAGGAAGAAGTTACAACATATAGTGTAGACTACTCTAGTGTAGAATCTGCACCAAGTTGGGTTATTGCTTTAGAAAAGAAAATTAAATAATATAATTTCACACGAGGAGGAAATTTAATAATGGCTATTACTTTACTATCTAAAAATGGATTTGGTCAAGTAGAACCGAATCACTTAGCTGCTCAACGCACTGGTCAAATCTATGCTCAGTTGCCTGTAGGCGCTACAACTTTAACTACTGCTTCAAATACAATCCAAAACGGAATGTTCTTAGATTATAACTATGCAACAGGTACTGTTGACTCTCCAGCAGTTGGTGGTTCCACTTTAACTATGTTAGTTATGAACGAAATTCGTTTATATGCTGATTTCTTAACTCCAAAAGATTACGCAATGATTGCAAGTGGAACTTCTGGTGTTAACATTGGTCTTTCCCCTGAAGCTGTAACTATTGCTAATGGTACAACTACTACAACTGCAACTGTTTATCCTAGAGTATACAAAGTTCAAGTTGGCGATATCATCACTACTAACTTTGTAGCTGCTGAAGGCACTGGCTCATTTGCTGACTACGCTGTTGGAGATCAATTAATTGTTCACCCACATGCTGGTGGTTCACTAGTTCTTTCAACTTCAACTACTGCAACTGTAGCATTCAAAGTAGTTTCCAAAACAACTACTCCTGATCTACAAAATGCTTTGAAATTACAATGCGTTAAGGCTAATGCATAATAAAACATAATAAAGGAGGAAAAAATAAATGTCTTTAAACACACAAGAATTAAAAGACTTGATGACTACAATCGCTAAGGCTGATCGTAATGCATCTGTCGCATTTTCATATGGAGATCGTAAATTTAGCTTTGAGCAATTGAATGATGCTCTTCGCGCAGAAATTAAAGAACTTGCTGGAGATTACTCCTCATACCGTAAAAATAAGCATATCTTGTTTGAATTGATGGAAGAAGTAGTAGATTTAACATTACCAGTTAATGTTTTTGAAAACTTGAAAGAGTTCGCTGAAATTAAGCAATTTGCTAATGGTGACAAGCCTTACTTCAAGCGTCGTCAATCCGCTATTCGTGGTAAATCATTTGTAACTCGTGCAGCTGTTGGTGGAGCTTACGAAGTTTTCAAATTGAGCTCGGAAATCATCAATGTTGAAACTCAATCTTGGGGTGGCGCAGCACAAATCGGAATCGAAGAGTTCTTAAATGGTTCTGTAGATTTTGCTGAATTGCTTCAGATCATCAACACTGGCTTTGAGCAAGGCGTATATAAAGAAGTAATTAGCAACATGGTTGCTCTTTCACTTGGCGGTATCACAAGCTACGCTGGTACATTAACTAACTCGATTCCTGCAGCTAACAACATTACTGTTGCTGGTTGGGCTCCTGTAGTATTTAATAACTTGTTGGGTATTACTCGTGCATATGGCGAGCCTATCATCTTCTGCTCACCACAATTCGCTTACCAAATCAAGCCAGACAATGGTTGGTTTGCTACTGAAACTGATAAAGAAGAGCTTCGCAACCAAGGATATGTTGGTCGTTATAACGGAGCAAGAGTAGTTATTCTTCCACAATCCTTCTATGATGTAACTAACACTGCTGCAGCTGCTGTAGTACCTGCTGGTTATGCTTGGATTCTTCCTGCTAATGAAAAGCCAGTTAAAGTTGCTTTTGAAGGCGACACAGTTATCGAAGAGTTCCAAAATCGTGATTGGTCCAAAGAGATTCAAGTTTACAAAAAGTTTGGAGTTACTATGATTGCTCAACCTGGTATCTGTGTATACTACGATAGCTCATTGAATGCAAACTTCTTGAACACTTCTTACACTGGTCCTATCTTTACTTGGGCTGATGGAGCAGTATCACCTACTTACACAAGAATGGTATTTTAATAAAGTACTCATGGGAGTGAGGAGCTTTCGCTCCCCTCCCTTTTTTTTATTGACAAATTTAGATAAATATGATATAATAGACTTAAAGGATATATAAGGAGGAAATATAGTGAGTATTAAAAAAGATCCATATGAATTTTTAGGCACAGAAGTTACGGGAGCTATGGAGGTTAAGGTTTGGGCTATTGGAGGCGGTCGAGTTCATTATGAACTACAAGATCCAAAGGTTTCTAGAACATTTAATCCTGGTGAATTAAAAATTTTAACATTTCATGAAATTTATCAATTAGCAAATCATCCTGGTGGCATGTATTTACTTGTAAATAACTTACAAATTAGAGATAATAAAGTAAGACAGGCTATCGGGTTACCAGTAGATCCAGAATATTTATACACAGAAGAAGATGCTAAAAAACTTGTTATTGAGGGTTCTAAGGAGCAGATTTTAGATGCTTTAGAGTTTGGCCCATTAGGCTTAGCAAGTATGATTAAGCATTTTGCAATTGTACATGTAGATTCTTCTGATAAAATTAATTTCTTTAATAGATTATTCACAATGAATATTTTAGAGTTAAGAGATGGTCTTGAGAGAGAAGACGATACACAAGCTAAACCAGGTAAACGCAGAGCTAGCACTACAGTAGCCGAAGAAGAAGTTGTAAAAAAGAAAGAGAGAAAGACTCAGCCTTTAAAGCCATCTGAGCCACTGAATCAAGTAGCTACAGAATAAAAGGGGGATTCAAATGATTGTTAGTAGCTTGAATCTTATTGCCCCAGATACAGCTAGAACAGTATATAATATCTCAGTAAATAATACTGGTACAATGGTTATTGCTCAAAATCTAGACCCTAATGCCATAGGAATATACAGTATTCAGTTGAGTGAAAAATATACACTAAGACTTACTGCGGCAGGAAATGTAGAATTAGTAGATAAAGAATATACTAGTAGTCCAATATATGTACCACTATGGTTTGTATCTGCAAATGCGAAGCAATGGAGTGTTACAGCTAGCGATACTGGTCAACTAGTAATTACAGAAAGTGCGTATCAGAGAGACTCTGGTACTCCTTTTTTTATAATTTATTGTAAGTTTTTATCAAGAATAACAGACGATCTATACTTAGAGTGGACTTTAGAAGATACTTTTAAAAATCTAGAAGCTATATTATTAAATGCTATTCCTAGATTTGAGTTTCCAAAGTTTAAGCTTTATGATTTTTCAACACAAGCAATAGGGCAAGTAGGATCTGATGGGTCAGTTATTTCTTATGGAAAATATTTTAGCGATTTGACTCTAGAAGAAGTTAACATTTTATGCGATCTAATGACGCTAGAATGGATATCAAGACAGATATTAACAGTAAATTTAACTAGAATGAAATACTCGTCTAAAGACTTTCAATTAACTTCCCAAGCCAATCATATTGATAAATTATTGGCAACAAAAAAGCAGCTTGAATATGATAATCGTAAAATGCAAAGAATGTATCAGCGTAGAACTCTTACAAATAGTGGACAAATAGTTCCTAACTATGCAGTGCTTGGTTTATCTTCGATTACTGAAAGATGGAAGCTTGCCTATAGTGGAACTGGCTGGCTTTATGGCTCTCCTATTATTGGTGGTGCTTGGTGGACAGAAGGCTTGAGTGCTATATATGGTGGATACTCACCAGGAGATCCCTTTACTGAAGGCTATCTTTCAGGTCTTGGAGGAGCAGGCCCCCTCATT